TAATGACTGAACAACGTGGAAGCACTGGCAACAATAACGCCAGAAAAGAAGTGACTAAATCATCGGTGTTAACTATGCGCTGTACACCAAGCGAAAAGGCTAAATGGGTCAATGCGGCTAAAGGTCAAAAGTTAGCTCAATGGGTTACTGAATCTTTAAATAATGCCGCACAAAAAAAGACCACCTGATCATAGTGGTCTAAGGCTAGGGAGAACTAGCTAGGGGAATTATTTAGATACGCCTTTAATCTTCTCTGCTGTGCGTAATCCAGCTAGTCCTAGCATGGCTAGGGTTAGTTCCATCATTGCATCTAACGGCAATTCTGGTGCGCCTAAATCGGGTGCTAACCATTGCAACACAGGGTTAATAACAAAGGCAAACAAGAAACCCATACCGCAAACCCACATTAAGAATGGTCTTGCTCCTGCAACAAATGTTGACCTGTGTTGCGCCTGCACTTTGTTTATTTCAGCTTGGGCCATTGCTGGCTGTTGTGCCAATTTAGACTTTAAAAGGTCTGCTGCTGCCCTTTCTTCATCAGTAGTTATCAGATTGTCTAAGACTGAACCAATCGCTGCTATCGGCTCTACAACCCCACCGCCTACTAAACTTGATAACCAGCCCATAATTAGTCAACAACCTGAAAGTGAGGAAGGTCTTGCCATGACCGCCAGAGGCCACCCCACTGTAGCTCTATCCCTAGCTGGCTGGCACTCTGCAACATAGCAGTGGCGATTGTGGTAAGGTGAAGGGTGTCCCAACTTGCCTTTCCGTCAACATAACCGAACACATCGACCGCCTTGCCCGTTTGGTGATATGACTTATTATCTGTTCCATTGCATTTAGATTTGCCAGAGGTATACAATTCTGCTTGGTCTTGGGTACTGCGAAAGCCTCCGCTAGAGGGGACGCCAAAATCAATAGGGCTGATAGTAATAGCGAGTTCAACAATGTCGATAAGCCGATCATCTATACCCCTCATATTATTTATGCTGTTTTTGCCTAACTGAAAGCCCATTAGATTCTCCCCATTAGATATGATGAAACACCGCCTAGAGCCGCAGCTAAGATAATCACGCCAGCAGCCATGCCCTTGCCTTTGGCTAACTGAATCTCTTGAGCCGCCAGGCGATCATTTAGTTTAGCCATAGTTTTAGTTAAACTTTCAACGTCTTTGTTTAGTTGTGTGACTGCATTGACTAGCTGGCCTGCTTCAAAGTCTGGCATACCTGACATTTAATAAGTCCTTATGTAATAAAAAATGCCAAAAGCAGCAGCTAATATCATTATGACAATACCCATAGCAATTAACCCATCATTAATATTTGAGTTAATTTTAGCCTGCCTAGTCTTTCGCTTTTTAGCATCAGCCTTTTGTTTTTTGTGAAACTCATCTCTAAACTGTTGGTACTTGTAATAGCCAAGAAGCCCCTGCTTGTTGAGCATGAACTCAAGCTCTTTTTCCTGTCTTTCTAAAGCTTGTTTAGCTTGATAGGCAGCTAATACGTCACCAGTACCTAGCTTTGCCTTTTGTTCAATAGCTTGGCTTGCGCCAAAATATTTAGTTAACGCTGAACCAGCGTCTGCGATTTCCTTGCCGTTGGATAATGTGGTCTTGATTACCTTAAAGGCAGCGTTGGCTATCATTAATTCCGCAAGCATCAGGCAACCCAGTGTAAAGTGCTGTAAGCGGTTGTTTCGTATGGTTTGCTGGTCGGCTGTACACGCATATAATCTTGCTCCCGTATTACTTGCGGTTCAACTACATGAGCCATGCCTTGTGGTGCTATCGTTGGAGATACATGAATAGGATAAAGCTCTAAGGGGCTGGGCCACACTAATAAGTCTTATCCCACACTCGCAATTTATCAAACTCACCCGATAGCATTTTGCGCTTAACCACTTCGGCTTTAGCATGAGTATCATCCCAAGCCACGCCAGCTTCTTTTAACCATTCACCCATCAATGCCGCATCAATAACGCCAACAAGTTTGTTCTCGCCAAATCCATCAATGCCTTGGTCACGATAGGCTTGTGCTTGGTCTAACATCGGGTTCCAGTCATGCTTTCGTATGACATGAATTTTGTCACCATCTGCAACCCATTTTTCTGAAATCTTAGCCATTAAAGTTATCCTAAAAAAAGGGGCGTATTTCAGCCCCTTGGTGTTGTGCTTTAATTACGCTGAACAGTCAGCAACTAGACCTAATGATTTCTCATTACGAACGACCAAAGTGGCCTCCGTTAGGCATTGTCTCGTGACATTATCTCCGTTTTTAGCAAGTTCCTCAGTTTTCATCGGACGTAATGAGGCTAATGCCAGCATATCGCTCTGTAAGATGAACACACTTCTGCTTTCCTGATGACGCGACGGAGTGAACGTCACGGATCCCCAGGGCGTCATATAGATCGAAAGTAGCTGTGAAACCTTGCCATTTTGAGCCGTGGCGCGTTCATTATTGTTGCCGGTAAATGAAAGTGCCCTCTGCATTTGTCCACTGGTTAGATATACAGTATCGGGAGTGCCCCCTGAGGTCCAAATGGATTGCATACACTCATCGAACTTTGCCTGATTAAACACTGTCAAACTACCGTTCGTCCTAGCGGTTGCACCAGGTACAGTTCCTGTTGGGTTAGCACCGCCACCGCCACCAATGTTAGTCACATTAGTTTTAATGTAAGACGTTAATCCACCCATTACACGCGCAGTGGTTGCATTACCAGAAGCAAATGCAAGATTGGCAAAAATACTCGATTCAATATCCGTCTTTTGCTCTTTGCCGACTTTGATTATTTCATGCGCCATTTGTTGACCATAACCAATATTGGTTACACTTTGGTCAGTGCCAGAAATTGTGACGGCATTTTTAAATATCTGAGTGAAGTTGTGAATACGAGCAACAGAGGTACGAGCCTCGGCTGTAGTTGCGTCACCTTCGATATTTTTGTTGGTTGAAACTCCAGCGCGTAAAGTATCCGTTTGCCATTGGTGCAAAGTGTTAGTTGCTGACGTTTTTGGAATAGAACTGAGCAAAGGTACTTCACTGGGGTCGACGTTATAAATTACTGAGGAAACGTCTTCTTTTAGGGCATTTGAATCAAATGTATCGAACGTGTTGGTGGGTTGTGCCATGATAAATCCTTTAAGATCAATAAGTTAGTTATTAAACAATAATGCGGCTGCATCTTGGACGCTGCCTGATTTTTTCAATTTAGACATGAGTTTTGTTTCAACACTTTTAGCAGATTCACCAGTTTTCTTAACGCCAGATTTCATTAACGGACGGGCCTTTTTAAGCTTTGCTTTCACATCACTTTTGCCCTCCAATGACTGTCGCCACATCATATCGCCATGCAAAACATTCAAGGTGCGCGCTTCTACAACTGAACCTAATTCAGCCTCAGTAAATCCACTTTTTACACCATGTTTAATTAAACTGTCCTTTAATTTTGTTGCTTTTTTAACATCTGCAAAATCTGGGATTAGTCGTTTAAGTTGTTCTTGCTGATATTGCAAATTCGCTTGGTTAGCTTCGGCTTGCGCCTTTTGCAATTCCTGATGGTTGTGCTGTAACTGGTTTTGATCGGCTTGATACAATTCCATTTTTTCTCGATACTCAAGGTCGGCATCCAAGTAACCTAAAGGGTCATTTGTAAATAATTCTCTTGAGGGAGAAGCAGGTTTTGCCACTAAGCCGTTCTGACTAAGTTTTTGTGCATACTGATCAAGTTGCGCTCGCTGTTGGTTGAGACTGTTAAAAGCCTCTTCCGCTTGTTTGCGCTGTTCAGCAGCTTGTTTCATGCCATTTTGAATGTAAGCTTGTCCAGAATAACTTTGCTTTAGAGCATCAAGAGTTACTGATACGTCCTTACCATCGACTTTGATAGTAAAAGTATCAGGTTCTTCTTGCTCGGCTTGTTCATCGGATTCGATCTCACCTTCGTCACTTTCGTATTCATCTTCATCTGCATCATCTGCATCATCTGAATCTTCAACGTCAGCCTCTTCAACCTCGTTTTCTTCTACTTCACCCACTTCGGTATCGGTAGTTTCAACTTCGGCAACTTCTGGCTCTTGAGCCATTAACGCCTCAACTGCATTTTCCATGCTTAACTCGGTAGTCGATTCCATAATCGGTGCTATCCTTTATTTGCTGCGTTTATCTCGAAAATCTTGATCGGTAATTGCCCGTTTCAAAATATTCTCAAATTCATTTAAAGCTCGTAATAAGTTATGGGCTTCTTCTCTTTTTTCTACTTCATCAGTTTTAGAATGTAAGAAAACATTACACTGATTTGTTCGTAGACTAACAAAAACTTCCAAAAAAGTCTCATTAGCTAACAAATTTTCAGCCTGTGATTTTAAAATCATTGCACATTGCCTAATCTGGGAGCCGCTTGCATGGCTCTAACACGTTCAACATCGACTGCTGTGCCGTATTGTCCTAAGATTTTAGCGGCTTCAATTAATAGTTCCTGGTTCATTTTATCTCGGTTCAGGTCATCACCAGTTTGTAATTCACGATATTTAAGTTGTAAATCAGCCAGTTCTTTGCCCTGTGCTGACTGCATTTCAGCTGCTTTAACTTGCATATTGGCTTGCATCTTAATGTTGTCGGCTTGCATCTTGCCCTGCATTTTCATTTGATCGCCCTGCATACGCGCTTGCGCTTTTATCTGCTCAGATTCAATCAATGCCTGTGCCATTGGGTCACCTTGCTGTTGAGCCATAGCAGCTTCTTGTTGGGCTTGTTGTGCCATTTGAGCCATTAACTGCTGCTCTTTTTCAGGCGTCATTGGGGCATAATAGCGGTCAGCATTTTTAAGACCGCTCAAAGCCAACATATCCGACAATGTGTTTCGCATTTGAGTCATGGAAACTAAGCCATTTTGCGCTCCGTAGGTTTGCCATATCTGCTGCTGAGTTTGGAATGTTTGCATTAGTGCGGCAGCTTTAACGTCCTCTTTGCCAGTACCAAGGCCAACATTGATTTCCATATCCATGCCAGAATCCCAAACACTAGGGTCAACAGGTATAAACTCCCCGTTAAGACGCATCATTTGCTCATCTGGGCTGTTTTTGATGGAAACGTGTAGCATGAGTTGGAATAATCGTTTCATGCCTTCTGCGAGGTTTCTAGCCATAACCTCTACATGGCCTGCGCTGGCTTGAGCCGTCAATGCTGCGCCTGTGGCTGTCGTGTTCTGCAAGGCGTCTGCGTTAAGGCCCATACTCATCTTAGAGATACCTGTTTTCTCTTCTACGAGCATATCTAAGTATTGGAGTGCTGGTAGTGTGGAACCAGCTACAAAAGGCACTACAAGGGGGTTTACTGACCCTATTTGCTCACTTCGAATGATTGCGCCAATCTCGTTATTAAGCACATCGTCCATTTCCACCAAATCTTCATTAACTTCTAATCTGGGCGTGTTTACCAAGGCCACGTTATCTAGTATGCCGCGTAATACGCTAGTGGTTGTGTCCTGATCGTTCATCACTAATTCAGCAAGTGATCTTCCATAAAATGCGTGTGGTTCTGGGTCAACATGGAAATCAGCAAACGGGGCTTTATCCCAAGGCTCTTGCTCTAATATTTCGTAGTTAGTGCCGCCACATAAAAACTTGTGTAAAGTGGGTACACCATCACCTTCAATGTCTATTTTTAAATATGCCTCAGTAACTACAACGACACGCATGGATGGGTCATTTACAGTGTTATTTGACGTATCAATGCTGGTTCCAAAACGTAACAAACTTTCTTCATCACTTAATGATTCGTCCTCTTCTCCAGCTAAACCATCAATAATGTCTTGGTCAAATCCCATTGCGACCAAATCGCCTGCATATTTTTCAGATTTATGGCAGACAATGTAAGCATCGTCAATCGACTTTGCAGTCCCGTCAATAAAGAATTCTTCTGGGGGGATACCCTCAATGACCATTTCCCCCTCTTCTCGCTTGTGAGAAATTAACATTGAATGAACATTGCGAGACATTTCCATGCCCATTTCGTCCATTTCCATTTCTATCTCTTGCAAGTGTTCAACGATTTCAACCTCATCGTCAGACAGTAGCATTTCAACTTCTTCATCTGACAAATTTTCATAGGTGTGCGATTCTGCAATAGTCTCGTTATTCCACCACACCTTTACTATGCCGACTTTCTTAACTAATGAATCATGTATCGCATTACTTAATACGTTATACCCACCAACCTTGTTAAACACCCAATGAGTATATGCTGTGGCTTGTTCGGCATTTTGAACGTCCTCTGGGCCTTTGGGTGTAAACTCAACAAACTTATCGTTAGTCAGAAACACACGCATTAAACCAGGCTTTGCACCGCGCACTACATCACGCACTTTAGTTGAAACAACCTTAGATCGGCCCTGTTCGTGACTAAGGTCTACTGCACCATCAAAATACTTTTGAGCGCGTTCTCGCTGATCTCTAATGTCTGAATCAACGTAATCAATAGCGGCCTCTATCGCGGCTTTTACTGCGCCTTGGATTTCATCTTCTTTCATTTGTGGCATTATTTAGTCCTATTATTGCGATAATAAGCCGCGAGGCTGTGTGCGCTGCAATTCTGGTGTGTTGTTTATTATGGTGCTTTGGCCTATCTTTTGTACCGCTTGCTGAATTACTGCAAAGGCTTCGGGAGCTTGATTAGCAAACTTATCAACTTGACCAGAAGCAATTAAATCTCGCAGTATTTTTACTTGCTGTTCCATGCTTTTTTCACGAACATACTTTAATGCTGTAGCAGCCGTTAATTCTGCTCCTGCACCAATAGCAGCACCAACAGGGCCACCAATAACAAATCCAGCCGTACCGCCTGCTGCCATTCCTGTGCCTGCGCTTAATACATTGCGCCCACCTGTAGCCGATAACCCCATTTGACTAACTGACCCTGCAAGATTACCCAATGGTGTACCTTGTGTAATTTCGCGCATCATATCCAACTCTGATTTAGTAAAACCCCGTTTCTTTTTATCACTTTTTAAAATTGTATTTAATTGGTTTTTAATGCCGCTTTCAAGACCGCCAGCATAAGTGCCAGCGTTAAGTAAAAGTTCATCTATTTGCTCGGTCTTGCGTAACTTACCCCACATTGACCTAGCATCTTTAAATGCACCACCAACGGATTCTTTAAGCTGCTTTTGAAATAAATCGCCTTGCATTTGTTTTGGGTCAATGTTTTCCATCAAATCATCAATGGCATTAACAATTGTCATAGCCATTCTTTGCTGATCTGGGTTAGTTATATCCCCTGCTGGTATTTTTGCAATCCTGCGCAATGCTTCAAGATCATCAAGACCTAATTGCTCACCTACACTGCCCTCTAGCATATTTTTAACTGTTTTCATTTTAGGCATCAATGTATCAACAGCTTCTTGCTGAACCCTAGATTTTCCTGATACAGACTTAATAACACTGTCTACAAAACTATTGAATTGATCGGGGTCAATAACAACACCGCTATCTTTAGCAATTTGATAGGCTTCATCAGCTTCTTTTTTTAACTGGGAAGCAGTAGGTGCGCCAGCCGTAGCTAACTTCTTAGCCCTATTCTGTAAAGCCTTACCAAAAGAACTAGCAGCAAGTTCTCCACCTTTATAGGCAGCAGGGCCAAGCAAGCCACCAAACAAAGCACCATAACCAGCAGACTTTAATCTGTTTCCATTTTCACCAGATAAAAATCCTGTTAGACCGCCCACGCCTGCACCAGCAGCCAAAGCTTGTTTAGCATTTTTAACAACGCCAAGTGGAGCCAGCATACCGCCTGCAAATTCAGCTATGCCAGCTTTAACAGGGTCAGTTTTACGATACTGATTAAGCCTAGCCTCCTCTGCCTGCTGTTCTTGAGTGTATATTTCACCAATAGGGCGTTCATCACCCATCAACTTGCGAACAAGTGCTGCACCACCTCCTACTATTTCATCAGCACCGCCAACTGTAGCAGTTTGAATAGCCGACCTTAAAATACCCGTCCCGTTTAAATCTTCAATAACCCTATCTTTTGATTGCGTTCTTGAAGTTGGGGAATAGCCAGCTTTTCTAGCAGAAGCAATCATAAAAGAAAATTCATCACGCGATAAATTTATTTGATCTGCAAATTGACCCATAGGCATATCTGAGTAACTTTTGGCATAAAGTTTATATGCTAAATCACCATCTGAAATATCATCGTATTGCGGAAACTTATTTCTAATATCCTGTAAAGACATTGCTATTCCCTTAAACCTAATGGGTCAGCATTATTGCTGGCTGGTATAGAACCTAATACATTTTGGTTTCGTTTTAAGACATCATTAATAACGCTTTTTAAATCCATAAGAGCCTTTTTATAGTCCTCTTCATCTTGCGCTAAATTTAAACGAGCCGTGGCTTGTTCTGCTTTTAAACCTTCAACCTCTGTAATTTGACCACCACCTTTCAATGATTCAAACGCTGCCAAAAACGCCTTACCTTTGATCTGGTCGTGGTATGCTTCAAAAGCAACCGCATCAGGCGAAAGGCTGACAAACTTAGAATCTATTGAGCCAACAGCAGCATTTAAACCAGGGTGATTTAAAGCACTATCAATAGTTTCTAACGCATTGTTTGCATTTGTTACTTGTTTTTGAGCTGCAATATCAACCACACCGCCTTTAATTGGTACTTGCGTAACAACACCAGTTTCTATATCAGTTACGTTAGTCATGCCGTTAGGTGGTTTTGCTGGTGCAATCGTTGAACCTGTTCTATTATCTATACTAACTTGGTTGGCCCCTGCTCTTGCAATAGCTGTTTTAAAGTCAATAAAAGTACCTTTATAATTTTGCTCCTGAGCAAGCCTATATTGTCTAACAAGTTCACCCTCTTTTTCTGGCGGCAATACCAAGTCAGGTAATACTCGACTTCTATCATCTTCGTAATAATTAAAATTATCAGCACCTTTAAACATTTTCCTTTCGGCTGGCGGCTTTTTAGATTCATCAATAGCTTGTTTAGGCGTTAAAAGGCCGCTTGTTAATAATTGTGATATTTCTGGGAATTTGTTTCCTAGTATTTGTAAGGCCATATTTGTATGACGTTTTAATGTATCATTTGCCAAATCATTAGCAGTCTTTAGCTTGCGGTCATCACTCAAACCTTTAAGACGCTGGTTAATACCAGTTTGAATGTTTCCAGCGTTAGGGTTGCCACTCATGTTGTTAAACCCAGAGGCCAGCCTTAAACGATTTTCTTCATTCCCTAAGTAACCGCCAATACTATCTAATAAGCCCATAATTAAAGCCCTGCTGCAAGTGTTAAGTAATCAAATAAACCAGGCGAATACCCTTGGGTTTGATTCGTGCTTGTATTGTAAGGAGCAGCACCTAACGCTTGTAATGGCATGTTTAATGCTTGGTTTGGTTGTGCTGTATAGCCTGCGTATCTAGCTTTAGCTGCATCAATCACCGCTTGTTGAACCGCTTGCTGTTGTAGCCCTTGATTCTGCATTTGAGCGTCAATCT